GGTCATCTGAAAGCTCCGAAAAAATCTAGCGTCAAAAAATGCAGGGGGTTAACAAGTTAACTATTATAATAGGTATAGGTTTACAAATTTAGATTATGTTCATAACAATGTCAGAATTAGCAGCCTTAAAAAACGTGTCTAGGGCTGCAGTTACAAAGAAAGTTAAGTCTGGTAAACTTGATGGTGCAATTGTTAACCATAATGGGAAAAAGAAGGTTAACAAAGAAGAAGCATTTAGATTATGGGATTTACAAGCACCACCTAGTAAAGATACAACTGTAAGAAAACAATTAAAACAGGAAATAGATGCAAAATCAGATAATGAAATACCAAGTTATGGAGAAAGTAAGGCAAAGCGAGAACATTTTTTAGCAGAATTAGCAAAGTTAGATGTAGAGCAAAAGAAAAAGGATTTAATTGCTGTTACTGAGATAAAAAAAAGCAGTTTTGAAATAGGTAGAGCTATTAGAGAGAATCTATCTAATCTTGCTGACCGTTTGGCTAGTCAAGTTGCAGGTGAGACTGATCCACAAATAATTCATAAGTTGTTAACAGAAGAACATAGGGCTGCATTAGAACAGCTAGTAAAAGTATGAACGCTTGGCAAGAAGGCTTTTTAAAAGGGCTAACACCACAAGAATCATTAACTGTTGATCAATGGGCTTGTAAATATCGTGTCTTGTCTAGTCGTGGATCTAGTGAACCTGGCAAATACAGAGTAGATAGAACACCTTTTCTACGTGAACCTATGCAAGAGTTATCAACAGAAAGTTCTGTACAGAGAGTTGTAATGATGTTTGCTGTGCAACTAGGTAAGACGGAAACTATGAATAATTGGATTGGATATTGTATAGATCATGCCCCTGCACCTATGCTTATGTGTCAACCAACCTTACAAATGGCACAAAGGTTAAGTAAACAGAGATTAGAAAGTATGTTACAAGATACACCTTGTTTAGCAGAAAAGATTCCACCGCCTAGAAGTCGAGATAGTGGTAATAGCCAATTTGCAAAAGTATTTCCTGGCGGTGTATTAATTTTAACTGGTGCTAATAGTGCTAGTTCTTTAAGATCAATGCCAGCTAAATATATTGGATTAGATGAAGTTGATGCATATCCTGGCGATGTTGATGGTGAAGGTGATCCTGTTGCATTAGCAGAAAAACGTGCTTCTACATTTACTAAAAGAAAAATACTGTTAACATCTACACCAACAATTAAAGACTTTTCAAGAATAGAAGCAGAATATGAAAATAGTGATCAGCGTAAATATTATGTCCCCTGTCCAAAATGTAATGCTTTTCAAGTTTTAAAGTTTGATCAGCTTAGATGGAAAGATAAAGACCCTAATACTGTTAGATATGAATGTGAGGTATGTAATAAGCAATTTGATGAAACAGCAAAGACCACAATGTTGCGAAAAGGAGAATGGAGGGCAACAAAACCAGAAAATGCAGGAAAAACTGCGGGCTTTTGGTTAAATGGATTAAATAGCCCATTAGGTTGGTTTTCTTGGGCTGAAATGGTAGATGAATTTTTAAAAGCTAAAGATGACCCTGCCTTAATGCGAACATGGACTAATACAAGAAAAGCAGAAACATTTTCTTATGAATATCAATCTAAATTAAATGCAGAGTCATTATTAGAAATAAGAGAAAATTACTTGCCTGGAGAAATCCCTAAAGATGTTGTCTGTTTATGTCTTGGTGTTGATGTACAGGGTGGAATGGGATCTGCTTCACAAAGATTAGAGGTTAGTTGTTGGGGTTTTGGTGCTGATCCTTCTGGGATTGGTGAACAGATGTATTTAATAGATCATACAATTATTTATGGTGATCCTAATCAGGGTGAGGTATGGAAAGGATTAGATATATTGTTAACACAAACTTTTGATCATCCAAATGGCGGTAAATTAAAAATTAGCGGTTGTGCGGTGGACTCAGGAGGTTTAGCTACACAATCTGTTTATGATTACTGTACAAAACGTAGAGGACAGGGTGTAATCGCTATTAAAGGTAGTAGTAGAAGTGGTGTACCGATAATAGGTAAAGGAACTAAGGTAGATATTAATTATAGTGGTCGAGTTAGGAAAAAATCTGGTATAGTGTATATAATAAATACAGAGGATATTAAGGACAAAATCTTTAGTAAGATCAAATCTAAAGATAAAATCCATTTCCACGCAGAAACAACAGAAGAATACTTCAAAGAATTAACAGGCGAATATAGAACGCTAAAAACAAATAAAAAAGGTTATCCAGTTAGTACATACGAGAAAAAACCAAATCAAGCTGTAGAAAAGTTAGATTGTTGTGTATATGCCTTTAGTATGTACTATTTGCTCTTAAAAACTGTTCCAAAGGGCTTATTTTTCACTAATTACGCTAAAAAGTTGTTAAATAGCACTAATTTAAATACAAAAAACACGCTAAGATCAAGACAGAAGGCAAAAAAATCTTCTTATGTCACAAATTGGTAGTTATTTATGAACATTCCTAAATCTTTACGTGCAGGTAGTACTTGGACATGGAGGGAAGATAGTTTAGTTGATCCTTATGGTGATGCTATTCAAAGTACCGACTCATGGGCGTTAACATATTATATACGTAGTAATATTGCAGGTAATCAAGGTATAACAATAGTTGGCAGTACTTATGGTACAGGTTGGCAATTTGATGTAGCTGCAAGCAGTACAGATTTAACGGCAGGTGATTATTTCTGGCAAGCAGTAGCTTCAAAAGGTGCTTTAAAATATGATGTAGGTAGTGGTTCGTTAGAAGTTTTAATAGACCTTGTATATACTGGAACTGCACAAAAGATACAAGCAAAATCACAAGTTGAGCAAGATTTAGATACTGTAGAAGCTGCAATAAGAACTTTATTATCAGATGGTGTTGTTAAAGAATATTCTATTGGTGGCCGTAGTCTTAAGAAATATGAGTTAGCTGATTTAACCGCTTTAAGAAGTCAATTAAAATATCAGTTAAATTTAGAGAAAAAAGCTGAATTAATACGTAATGGTCAAGGCAATCCACATCAAATGTTAGTGAGGTTTAACTAATGGGAATCAGAACAGCATGGCGTGAACTTTGGAAATCTAACCCACGCCCTATAAGAAAAAGAACATTTGCAGGTGCAAAACTAGATAGGCTTACTAGCGGTTGGGTACGTACTACTAATAGTGCTGATAGTGCATTAAAAGGTGACATTAAAAAGCTTAGAAATGGTAGTAGACAGTTAGTTAATGATGTTGATTATTGCAAGCAAGCAGTAAGAAATGTTGTAGATAATATTGTTGGTACTGGTGTTAAATTGCAATCTCAAATAAGGATGCAAAGAGGCGGCAAGTTAGATACTAAGATGAATAGTGTTGTAGAGAGGGCTTGGAAAGAATGGGGCTATAAAGATAGTTGTAATACTGCTGGTAAATTATGTTTTGACGATATTACACGTTTAGCTGTTCATAGTATGGTGCAGGACGGTGAATGTTTTATAAGAATTATTCGAGGTAAAAAGTTTGGCAGGTCAACTGTTCCTTTAGCTTTAGAAGTGTTAGAAGCAGACATGTGTGATGAAGATTATACAGGCAAATCTACTAATAAAAATCAAGAGTGGAGAATGGGCGTATTAGTTAATGAATGGCAAAGACCTATTAAATATGCATTTTTTAGTAGGCATCCTGGAGATACTATGTTTATACAAAGTCCTTCTTCTAAAGATACCCATGTAATAGTAGATGCTAAAGATGTAATCCATTTATATAGAGTAGAAAGGCCAGGACAGACTAGAGGTATTCCGTGGATGAGTAGTAGTTTAAATAGGATGCATCATATTGAAGGTTATGAAGAAGCAGAAGTTGTAAGGGCTAGGCTTGGTAGTTCATTAATGGCATTTATACAAAGTCCAGAAGGTGAATTGACTGGAGATGAGGTAATAGATGATGATAGAGTTTTTGATATGAGTCCAGGTGCTATTAGATATTTAGCTCCAGGTGAAAGTGTAAACGTACCAACATTTGATGCACCTGATGGACAATTTGAACCTTTTTTACGTGCCATGTTAAGGGCTTTAGCTGCAGGTATAGGTTGCAGTTATGAAAGTATTAGTAGAGATTACAGTCAAACAAACTATTCAAGTAGTCGTCTAAGTTTGCTACAAGATCAAGAAGCATTTAAAGCTTTGCAATACCAATTAAGAGAGAATTTCTTATCTATTGTCTTTGATGAATGGTTAGAAGCTGCTGTATTATCTGGAACTTTACAACTACCAACATATTTAGATGAACCTAATAAATATAAAATGGTTAAATGGTTGTTTAGAGGTTGGGGTTGGGTAGATCCTATGAAAGAAGTACAAAGTGCTAAAGAGGCTATAAGGGCAGGACTTAAAACACAATCTCAAGTTTTAAGTGAATTATCTGGAACTGATTTAGAAGAATTTTTAATGGCAAGAAAGAATGAAATAGATATGGCTAAAGAGTTAGGATTAGAATTTGATACAGAAGTTAAGGCTAATACGCAAGAATCTAGTAATATAGAAACAACACCTAAAGAAAACTATGAAGAGCAAGCGTGATTATGAAGAGAAATCATTACAGCGTGATTTTACTTTAGAAATAAAACAAGTTGAAAAGGAAAATAGAACTATTGAGTTTCCTTTTAGTTCAGAACTACCTGTTGAACGGTATTTCGGTAGTGAAGTTTTAGAACATAGTAGAGAAGCAGCCAATTTAAAAAGGCTGAATGATGGAGCACCTTTTCTATGGAATCATAATCCTGATCAAGTATTAGGTGTAGTTGAAAGGGCATATATTGATGAAAAAAAGAAACGTGGTTATGCAAGAGTGCGTTTTAGTGAAGAAGAATTTGCAGAAAGTAAATTTAGGGATGTAAAAAACAAAATCTTACGTAATATTTCTTTTGGCTATGTTATTAATAAAGCAGAAGAAGTAGAAGATTCTATTGTTGCTAGAGATTGGGAAGCCTTTGAAGTTAGCTTGGTTTCAATTCCTGCAGATAATTCCATTGGTATCTCACGTTCAATAAATAATAAAATTGAAGCAAATGATATGCAAAACAACAATAAAAAGGATAATATTAGGGAAGAAGCTCACGTTTCTGCATCTTCTGATGCTTTGCCCACTAAATTAAACTTAAAAAACATGACCACTAACGAGAAAGAAATCGATTTAGTGCGTTCAGAGGATGCCGTTAATAAGGCTCTTAAATCTGACCGTGCAAGATTTGATCAAATTAGAAAAACTGGTAAGAAATATGACATGAATGATCTAGCTGATGAATATATCAGAGACGGCCGTTCTGTTCAGGAATTTAATCAGGCTGTAATGGATCAGTGGAACCCAGAAAAAATTACACCAAAGCCACAGGATGCAGAAATTGGTTTAAGTGAAGCTGAAACAAGAAGCTTTAGCTTTATCAAAGCTTTAAACTATCTAGCAAATCCTGGTGATAGAGCAGCAAGAGAAGCAGCAGCTTTTGAAATTGAGGCATCTAACGCAGCAGCTAAAAAAGCAGGTAGAGTTTCTAGAGGTATTACAGTTCCTTATGATGTAATGCGTAGAGATTTAAAGACCTCACCTGCAACACAAGGCGGTAACTTAGTACAAACAGATTTAGATAGTGCTAATTTTATTGATCTTTTAAGAAATAGTTCTGCATTAGATCAGGCAGGTGCTACAACTTTAACTGGTTTGCAAGGAAATATTGCTATTCCTAGACAGTCAGGTGCAGCAAGTGCGTATTGGGTAGCTGAAGGTGGAGCACCAACAGAATCACAGCAAGCAATTCAACAAGTTTCAATGGTTCCTAGAACTTGCGGTGCTTTTACTGACATTTCAAGAAAGCTATTAATTCAGTCATCTATTGACGTTGAAAATATGGTGAGATCGGATATAGCAAAAGTTATTGCATTAGAAATTGACAGGGCTGCACTTTATGGTACTGGTTCTTCAAATGAGCCATTAGGTTTACATAATACTAGCGGCATTGGAACAGAATCAATTACAGCAAATAACCCAACATTTGCACAAGTGGTAAACATGGAAAGTGATGTTGCTGCTGCTAACGCTTTAATGGGCAACCTTGCTTACATCACAGGTGCAACCATTAGGGGTGCTATGAAAGTTAAAGCTAAAGATTCTGGTTCTGGCTTATTCCTTTGGGACGGCAACAACACAGTTAACGGCTATAACGCTTATATGTCAAATCAAATCGAGGCTGGAGACCTCTGGTTCGGAAACTGGTCTGATTGTATTATTGGCTATTGGTCATCACTTGATCTTTTAGTTGATCCTTATACACATTCAACATCAGGTACTATCCGTATTACTGCTTTACAAGATGTAGACGTAGCATTTAGACACGCTGCTTCATTTAGCTTAGGTGCATAATATGAAACTTAAAGTTCTGCGGTCTTTTCTATGGGCGGGCGAGGTTG